AGGTAGTTTAATATTCTTAGTGTTGTCTTTGGTGATATTAGTAGTATTATCTTTATTGATTATATTAGGTAGTTTAATATTCTTAGTGTTGTCTTTGGTGATATTAGTAGTATTATCTTTATTGATATTAGTAGTATTATCTTTATTGGTTACATTAGGTAGTTTAATATTCTTAATATTCTTAGTGTTGTCTTTATTGGTTACATTAGGTAGTTTAATATTCTTAATATTCTTAGTGTTGTCTTTGGTGATATTAGTAGTATTATCTTTATTGATTATATTAGGTAGTTTAATATTCTTAGTGTTGTCTTTGGTGATATTCTTAGTGTTGTCTTTGGTGATATTCTTAGTGTTGTCTTTATTGATTACATTAGGTAGTTTAATATTCTTAGTGTTGTCTTTGGTGATATTAGTAGTATTATTGATTACATTAGGTAGTTTAATATTCTTAGTGTTGTCTTTGGTGATATTCTTAGATGTTTGATGTGTTGAATTAATCCTATTGGTTGAATTATAATTGTTGTTTGTTACGGGTGTATTTTGTATTTTTTGGGTATTTATATTCTTGGATGATAATAAGTCTATTTTTTTATCTATTTGAGATAATTTTTTTTCGACAATTGGAAATACGCTATCAATTTTGGGTTTTGGGGTTTGTATGTCGGCATCTTTATCATTATTTGTAGGAGTGATAACAGAAGGTATTTTTCGTTGGTTTGCTTTCTTTACATTGTTATGTTTACCGTCTTTTTTATCTTTGAAAAATGATAAAGTATGTGCTTTGATGCGTTTGTTGTTATTCATTTGTTGTAATTGCCTAAAATGGTGATTTATTGGTATGATTGCGTTTGGATTCTAACATTTCTAATTGAATTCTTTCATTCTCAATTTCTATGTATTCTATTAATTGAGAAAGATAAATATCCCGTTCCCACGGAATTAATCCCTCCATTTCCGTTAAAGAATAATTATGATGTTGCATCATCTGAAATGTTACTTCAAAATAATTTTGCAGACTCATGTGACTGAGTCCTAACCGAAAAAATCCGACAAACCAGACAAAATTACCTCCCTTTCGATTTCATCGGATGTGGTGTATTTGGTCTTATATTCTAATCTAGGAGAATCTAAGAAAAAATCTAATATTTTTTCAAATTGAGGCACCGTTAAGTTGTCTATAAATTCAGAAACTTCTTCTTTTGATAATAATTTAGCGTCAATCTTTTCATTTTGTGTTTGTATGGTGGATATGCAATCTATTAGTATATCATAAAAAGAGTTGGTTGAATCTTGATTAATGGTCGAGTTAATAGTGGGATGCAACATGGATATAATGATGTTATCTTGAATTTTTATTTTATTTGAATGGTTTTCTGTTTTATTTAATTTGATGTCTGGGATATTTATAGTAAGATTAATATCCTCTCCTGTTTCTGGACATGTAAAAATTGATGAGATAACTTCACCAACCGATTTTGCACGAATCTGTAAAAATAAATGTTCCACGTCAACCAATGGAATTGATTTTGCATCTGCTATATCTTCCACACATGCTTCAATTACTTTAGCAATTGCATCCATCATGCCGGAATCATCTTCTGATTGTTGTGCAAGTAACAATATTTTTTCTTCTTTGACTAAAAACGGTCTAAAAGAAATAGATTTGTTTGAAGATGGTAGTTTTGTTTTGTATGTCGGAATCATCGACAATAGGTTTGGTAATTGGCTCATAATTTTAATCCTTACGTTTAATCGTTCTAACGATAATATACATAATATTTATATTGAAATTTGACTGTGATACTCATAAAATCGTTATACATTCCAGCCCCCAAATTTACTGGTAATATATCAGAAACATATGCATCATGAAGTGCATATGACCCCATTTTTTCGTTTTTCATATCTAAACAATGAATATTGACTCTGGCTGTATCAACAACTCCCGACCCATAAAGTACACGATTGGTATATGGGTTGACCACACCGTTCATCCACCTTTCGAAAAATGCTCTCATTGATCCTTTTTCATTTTCCATAAAGGACATAATGACATCACCACTATATTGATGGCATAGGGGAATGGTTTTTACTGGACCAAACCATTGTTCATCGATGGTGACAAATGATTTTGAAGGTAATGTTACTGAGATAGGGGTCCAACCCGTTATTGATGTGTTCTCCATCGGCACACTATCTTCTGTGTGCTTATATTTGTTAAGACCAACACCTTTCGAGAGTTTTGGGTCAGTGACAGTGCCCACGTTGTCGAAATCGAGACCTTCGGGTATTTCTGTCCCAGAGAGAAGGAAATCTACTTCATAACGAGTTGGCCGAGCAACACCATGTTTCAACTGGTTGTTTCTAAACCACGAAGTTCCAGATTTTCCATCGTTTCCCATGCTATATTTATAAAGGAATTATATGAATATTAAGGTAAAATTATATCTTCGGTCAATATAATGAATTTCCATCCATTTTTCCTGCAATATTCGGAAGCGTTTTTCCATTTTGCTTCATTGATGCTATATGTCATGCATTCGTTAATGTATGTTTTAGTTTTTTTCTTCTTTTTGGTGGGTGGTTGGGTTTGTTTCTTAGGTTTAACTTCAATCATAAATGTTTCCACTTCTCCCTTTATTTTTTTTATTTTAGCAAGAAAGTCGGGATAATATTTATGCATCTTTTGGTCAACTGGTGAATAATAGGGAATAGACATTTCTTCACTGCTCCATTGTAATACATTTTGGTTTTGGTCCAAATATTTGCAAACTCTACGTTCCCATAGTGATCGACAGATAATGTTGGTGGGATTTCCTGTATATTTTGATGGGTTTATTAAATTATATCGAGTTTTATATGCCATATTTTCTTATATATATTTGCAGTAGGAGATAAAAATGGCAAATGCATACAATGATAGTTGGTTAGATCTGAAATATGGGCTGGATGATGGAAAGGAAGATCCCCTTACCACTCACTTCCTTAACTTCAAAGCCGTTGAATATGCGAATAAGCAAAGTGTACGAGAAAATCCTGCGAGTGATTGGTCAAATTCGGATACGTTTGCAGATATAACTTTACCAATGTCTAGAAATATGAACACAAATAATAGCATTAATTACTCATTGGGCCAAACTGAAGCACAGGGCGGAATTCTTGATCCAACAACTGGTGGGTTTTGGGAACAAATCATGACTGGATTTGGTATTACGACTTGGTTCAAAGATCTTGCCGGTAGTTTTGGTTCGGGTTGGGAGGGTCAAAGACCAATGGACGAAAGAGATAGTATCTTTAGGGGAGCAAATTTTAGACAACATAATTATGAATGGGTATTAATAAATAAGTGGGCTGGACAGGGGGCACAAATTTCTGGAATTTGTAATGCGTTTCAGTCTCTTGCATATCCGTTTATGGCAGATGATCAGTATTATTCCAGAGTCATCCATCCACCAGTATGGTATTTCAATGAGTTCCAACAAAAATATAACCCAGCTAGTGCGAAATGGGAAAAGGTGGGAAGAAAAGTTGACGGTCATGGAATTGAAGACGATAACGCGAAGACGCAAGTGTCTTCGTGGGATAACTGGCCGTTACCAAGCGTGTTGACCAAGGTTAATATTCAATCGTCAGGAGCGGCTGGTGGGATGTATGTAGGACAAGACGGACATCCAGCAGTAACAAAATTGTCAGTAACTTTCCAAGAATTAGAACCTGCAATCAACACAGGTTCAAGAATACATTCAAGGAGTCAAGTTCGAGGTGGAGAATATACCAATCCCCAATAAGGAGCTAATTAATTATGTACTTTGATTTTATGCCAAAATTTAATTATAATTTTCCATCATTTGTAGATATAGAAATGGTAGATTTATTTCGCAGAGTAAAATTTACAAAAAAAACATTAAATGATGCAAAGAACTTTGAATCTTATGTGGTAAGAGATACTCAACGACCCGAAGATGTTGCGGCCGATTTTTATGGAAATGCCAATTTATGGTGGTTAGTGTTATTATCAAACGATATAATTGATGTAGAGAACGAATGGTCGAAATCGTCCACAGAATTGCGGTTTTTATTTTCTAATTATCTTGATGGATATAGTTATTTTTTATTTGAAACTTTAGACATATTAAAAGGTGATATTATAATAAAAAGAGATATCGGTTCGACAGGCGGAATTGATATCGACAATTTTGGTATTATAGACTCGTATGATAAAATATTACATAAAATAGATGTCAAACAATCAAAAGGTGAATTAGAAGTCGATGATGAAGTATATATCTTTAGAGGAGAAGGTGATGAATATAAGTTAATTGATGGTTTTGGTTCAACTGGGTGCTACAAACCAAATTTCGATTCTAATGTATGTATTATTGTTGATGGCCCAGATGAAGATTTTGCACCATATTGTTCAGCGGCAGGAACAACTTTTGGTGTGATACGCAAAAAAGATTCAATTAAAGATTCGATTGTCGAATTTCAATATGATAACAATAAGATTAATCCATATAGTGGTTTAGATTCGCTTGGTGGTCCTACGGGAGATTATTTAAGTTTTCAAAATTTATGCGGTATGACTGGAACTATATTATATAAATACTTGACTAATGTTTCCATCGGAACGGTGCAGACATTCTCGGTTGAAGATAAAACACATTTAAAAAATGATAAAATGAGACATATTAAATTAATGTCGCCAAAGTTTGTAAGTAAAGTAAGTAACGAAATGTCAACATTATTTAAGGGTAATGTTCCAAAAGGAACGAATGTATTATTAGAACAAAGATAAAGGGTGAAATATTATGGCAGAAGAAACACGAAAAAGACAAACACCAGCCGATATTGATATAAAATATATTAAAATTGCGAAACCGAACGAGTCATGGAACTATAACAAAGTATTACAAGTATTGCCCAGTCCTGAAGACTCTCCCAAAAATATTTTTGAAAATTTAACTATTACTGAAAGTATATTCAACTCTGGAATAACTGGGATTCTTAAAATTCACGATACAAATGTAGTAGGTGATTATTTCAATATGACTGGTAATGAACAGATAATGATTAGTTTTAACACACCAAACAAAGATAATTCGGAACACATTTTAACTTTTTGTGTCAATGATGTTAGACACATTCAAGATGAATCGGCACTTGCTTTGGATGGACCTTCTGTTAGATCAAATATGGGTTGGGAAATTTCATTTATATCATGTGAAGATTATTTGTTGAATTGGGAAGATCTTGAGTATATGGATAATGATTTTATCGGTAAAATTGCATTCGAAGGTGGTGATGATAAAGGGTTCGTGGATAAACTAGCAGAAAAATATTTCAACCCAAACACAACACAATTCTCTAAAGCACAAGAACCAATGGACATTGAAAATACAAGCAATTCTTTATGGTTGAAAAAGAATCAAAATATGTATCCGTGGGGAAAAGATGTTCATCCACCAATTCTTGGAAAGTTGATGAATAATCTCGCTGAAAACGCCGTCTGTGATGAAGATACCTTCGGAGTGAATTATTTATTCTATGCAGATCTAAAGGGATGGCACTTTAAATCTATTAGAAAGATGATAAAAGATGGATCGGAAGAAGGTGTCCTGGTTGGTGAACTTCAAGACGAGAGCAAGAACGAATATGTAATTTCTGATATGGAACATGATGAGCCGTGGCTTGGAGCTAATTCAATTTTGAAACATTCAGAAATCACCGAATATGATCATTTAAATGCATGGAATGATGGAGTATATTCATCTTATTATCAACTGATGAAACCATATTATGATGATCCATATTTTGATTATATCGATTTTACAAGTCAACATACTGGTACTACAGCAGAAAATTGGGGTGATAGGGAAATTATAGACTATAGTTATCATCGAGAACAAGAACAATGGGGAGGACCCGAAAAAGGTGGTAGAGTAGAAAAGTTCAAATTAATTCCTGACCTTTGGGAAACCGATATAGAGTTCAAAAACAACGGAGAAGTAAAAAAGAAATCCAGAAGAAAATATGATGAAAGTGGAATATATGGATATTTTGATTCGCCGTATAATCATCCAAACGAAAAGCCTTACGATTTTATCGGATCAGATGCTCTACATGCAAAAACAGGAAAACAGAATGATATTTTATGGCAGACAATGTTTGATCAAACAAAACTTTCAGGAACCATCTTGAAAACAATTCAAAAAGAAATTAAGGATCCTACAAGGGAAAATTACAAGTCTCATGTTGCTATGGTGAATTTAAAAGAAAAATTTAATGTATATCGTCATTCTATATGTTGTGATGAACAAGCAATTAAAAACTTTGTATTTCTTGCTTGGGTAGATGATGCAAGAAAAATTCAAGATGATGCAAGAGGTGGAATATATGAATATTCGTGGAAAGAAGTAGAAATTTGGCCTGTAGATTTCGTTGAAGAAATTAAAGGAGAAGAAGTTCCAGTTGATAGTCGTTCTCCTTTAAAAATAGTTATTCCAGAAAATGGAATGACAGGAGGATTTCATAATGAAGAGGATGAAAAATATAGCAATCCAGCATATAATATAAATGAATTATTAAATACAACAGATGGAGATAATGTGTATGTTGGTCCTGGTGTAAATGCGGCTGATGAAGATCATAATGATTATCCCGAATCATATCAAATGATGCCTGTTGGTGGATTTTTTGAAATTGGTGATGATGGAATTTCAATAGACCCTTGCGAACTACAAGACGAAGATGATAATGGCATCATGGATGGGCCGTGGACTGCAAGAGGACACATAGTTCAAATGTATAGAATTCCAAATTATATTTTAGGAGAAATCAATGAAGATGGAGAAGTAGTTCGTGGTGGAATTGCACCAGTTGAATCGGATCCTGAAAATATTGATCCGAAGATTCCTACAGACATTTTCTTTTTTGATGTTCCGAATGCCCACGATGGATTGTGTTCTTGCTTGTCATAGATATAATACAAGTATACTATGAGAACAAAGAAAACATGTTGTTGTTGCGGTGATAGAACCTGTAGGGGTGATGAATATCGTTATAATTCCACCGAAAATACCAATTGTAAAATATGTGCGCTGGGTGTTACGACTGTAAATGTTTCAGAGTATGAAGATTTTGCACCATCCGAGCCGTCTGCAAATCAGGGGGACGAAGTGTGGTTAGGAATGGATGGTGATGGTCATCCCGATAACTTATACATGGGGAATATTTGTTGGCATAATGGTCATGAGGGGTGGGATTATTATCCCAATGAATGTGAATGGAATAAGTGTTGGAATGATTATGAATCGTTTGGATTATCTAATCCACCCAAAGTAAGTTTTTATCAATTTGATTCACCTTATGGTATTTTACCGTGGTCTCCAATTTCTTTTATGGATTGGAGAGATAATTGGAATGGACCATTATTACCTCAAGGTGATTGTACAATGCACTGTACCCAAGAAAACATAGGTTGTCACTCTTTGGCATTTGTTGGTGCAATTGGGAAAAATTTTGGTTCTACTGATTTAGCAGACGGGTTACCACTTTGTGGTTCAGACATTGTAACAGTTCCTCCACCCAGAAGCGAATGGGACTGGATTCGGTCTTGGGTGAAAAGTGGTGGTAAACTTATTATTATGGGAGAGTCGAGTGGGAGTCCTATGTCTAGTATGCCCAGTTGCAGAACGAAAATGGATTTCTTTAATCCTGATTCATCATATTATACACAGAGATGTACCGACGCTATCAATTCTGAAGATACAATGAGTGGGGAAGAGGTTGCGTTGTTGTTGCAAGAATTTGCATTTTATATTGCTAGGCAGGATGATGAAGAAGAAGAGTCCATAAGATGGTTTGAATTTGAAAATGAGGAAGTAGAACCAGATAACTTTATTAATAATTTTGAAGCTTACGTAGATGATGATGGAAATGAAACTGCAATCGTTCGCTCTTGTTGCCAAAAATCTAAAAGACCATTTATAAAAAGAGATTCGGTGGATGATCCCATGAAACCATTTTCTTTTCAATGTTCTTCAAGTAGTGGACTATTACCAAAAGGTAAAGGTAAAGGATTAGTAGGTCATTGCAACGGTGATGGTTGTACTGTGGTATGGAAACCTAATGATTTGGGTGCTGTAGTGGTTGTATATGATTCTGATGTCTGGGGTGCTTCTAATTCTCAAATACCTTTAAGTTGGTGGGAACAAGAAGCACAATACCCACAACATCAAGAACTTGGATTGGGTGCTATTGAATTAAAAACTAGGGCATGCAATAATGACTTTTGGAATTTTATGTGTGTTGACTTTCTTTCCGAAAATGCATATATTCCTTCTGAATGTGGAGATGAAGTATATTGGAAACATAAAGAATCTGATGATTATGAGTTTGGAGAAAATCCTTGCTTAAAAACAGCAAAGTGTTGTATACCAGATGGAAGTTGCATAGAAACAAATATTTGGGATTGTTGGGGATATACAGATTATAATGGTCGAGAATTACCAGGTACTTGGTATGGTTCAGAATTTATTCATCCAGATGGAAGAGGTGGTGGGGAATGTCAAAGCTGTGGTTCTTGTGAAGAATTTAAGAAGGGTCTTTGTTGTGTTGTTGACCCAGATGGATTGGGTTGTGGACACGATTGCTGTTTAGAGCTAGATAATGTTGGTCACGAAATGTATGAATATGAATGTAACTGCTTGGTGAAATCAGACAATTATTCGTGGGTGAATGAAGTTGAGTGGAAACAAGGAGAAACTAATTGTGATATTTGTTTTGTAAAAGGTGCTTGCTGTACAGGAAATGAAATGTGCGAGGTTATGCGGGAAATTGAATGTAATAAATTATATGGACCTGAATTTTTTCATGGTGAAGATTCAACTTGCGATCCGGAGAATCCTTGTGAAATTCCTAGAGGTGCATGCTGTGATGGGTTCACTTGTATCTCTGACGTTACCGAGGACTTTTGCAATAGCAGCGGCGGAGAATATATGGGAGATGAAATGCCATGCGATGAAGATCTCTGCGAAGGTGATCCCGGTGCATGTTGTTTGCCAAATGGAAATTGCGTCTTTGATACTGAACATGATTGTAATTCACTTGGAGGAACGTGGCAGGGCGCGAATGTGCAGTGCAATCAAGTGGATTGTGATATCAGTCAAGCATGCTGTATTCCTACTGGTGTTGTTGATTGTTACGAATGTAACGATATGATGCCTGATGCTTGCTATGGAGCCAGCGGCGAACCACAAGGGAATGGTATAATGTGTGATGATGATCCGTGTGATGAAAGTGGGTGTGGAACGGGAGCGTGTTGTTATTGGACCGGTTCTCAATGTTCATGTTTTGAAGCGGAAGAAGAAGATTGTGATTGCTACCCAGGGTGGGATGATTGTTTTAAACCGGGAAAGAATTGTGGTGAAGTAGATTGCTGTGGAATTTGTTGCGATAGAAGCAATGGAGATTGTTTGAGTGGTGGGGCCTGTACCATTCCAGAATGGGTATGCAACAGTTACGATAACGAACTGTTCATACCATGTACCGATTGTGGATGTATTTCTTCGTGTAGTGGTGAATATACAAGTTGTGAAGGTGTAGGAATATGTTGTGTAGAAGAAGAATGTGAAGACGTAACGTCTTCACAAGAATGTATAAAGTTGAATGGGATTTATACAATTGGTACACAATGTGCTGATGTATCATCTTCGTTTTGCCGTTTGGGTGCTTGTTGTGTTGAAGAAGAATGTGTAGAGATAACGATAAAATCTGCGTGTGATGGCACTTGGGTTGAAGGTATTTTGGATTGCGGTGAAGTGGATTGTGGTATTGGTGCTTGTTGTTATTATCAAAATGTAATCCAACCGCATGAATGTGAAGATATGCTGTTGCAGGTGTGCATTGACAAGTTTGATGGTGAATTTCATAGTGGCACATTATGTGAGGATGATGCGGACTTGTGTATTCCGACAGGTGCGTGTTGCTTTGAAAATGGGGGTGATATGCAATGCGCTTGTTGTATGACCGAGGACGATTGTGAATATGTGTACAACGGTGTTTGGATTGGAGGTGTTGATTCTTGCGATGACATAGATTGTGACAACATCGGACCCTGTTGTATTCAACCACCCAACTTTCCAATGGATTGCAGTTACTTACGTTTTAGTGAGTGTGAGATGATGAATGAAGATGCTTGCCTTAAGGTTGATGGATTTCCTGGGCCTAATGGAACAGATTGTGCTGGGTATTCATGTGCGGGAACTTGTTGTGCAGAAATTGAATACTTGGACGATGGGTGGATGACATTGTATTGGTGCGATGAAAGCGTGTCTGAACATTTTTGTGATTCAATTGTACTTGCAGATTGCTTCATAGACCAGGGTTATAACGTCTGGTATGCTACCGCGAACTATTCAATGTTGGAGGATTGTTGTTGGTGTCAGGAATCTGGTGGCACGACTGCTCCGTGGGAGGGCCCGTGTTGTTTCGGCACTGATTGTGATGACAACTACACCGAATGCGAATGCAATGCAACCCCAGACGGGGTTTGGATGGGCATAGTAGATAACCTCGGTTGCAATAATACTGAATTGTGTGGGGTTAGCGCCTGTTGCATCCAGTCTAATATGAATGGCAATCCTGTGGCCGGATGCGTCATGATGGATGCTGACGAATGTACAGATTTTAATGGCCAGTCCGGCACAGTGTTTGGTGATAATTTGGTTGCCTATCCGTACCTTGGAGTCCATTGTGATGACAATCCGTGTCTGGTAGGTTGTTGTGTAAAGTGGTGGGACACGTACATGGGATGTAATCCTAGTACAATCGGTGATTGTGACTATGACGATGGAGATTACTACACAAACCCCATCGAGTGGTTTTGGGATGGACAATGGTGGAACAATTATTTCCGATGCGCCTATGATGGAGATAACAACGAGTTGTTGTGTCCCCAGGCTTGTTGCGAAGGTACAAATTGCACCAACACCATTTACTCCGACTGCTGGGGTGATGTTGTGTGGGGAGAAGATTGCGATTGGGATGGCGATCCATGTATTGACACAGGGGCTTGTTGCACCCCGAATTCTGGGTGTTCATCAAAGACTCAAGCAGAATGCGTCAGTAACCACAACCCCCCATATTATCCCACCCACTGGATATCTGAAGATTGCGGAGATGTGGAATGTGACGATTATTTTGGTGCTTGTTGCGATTGGTGGAATGTAGAGTGTTACGAAACCACTGAAGACGAGTGTCCTGGGGATGCGGAATTTGAACTAGGCATCAAGTGTCATCAAACGCAAGAAGTATGCATGCAGGTCCATGCCTGTTGTTGGTCGGACGGCAGCTGTGACGATGAAATATGGTTTGACTGTTGGGATAACTGGGGTAACTGGGACGCAGATCATCTTTGTAGTGACTGGGGTTTTAATTGTGCTGAAACTGGTGCATGTTGTTATGATGATGGGGTTTGTGTGGATAGTTCAACGGAATCAAATTGCATATACTGGGGTGGCACATGGTGGGGAGAAGGTTCTTTTTGTTGGGAGTGGGAGTGTGCAATCGCAAATGGTGCATGTTGTTATGGAGGTTGGGATGATTGCACTGAAGACACTTCCCAAAGCGCATGCAATGCAGGTGGTGGTAGTTTTATGGGTGCGGAGAGTGCCTGTATTGATTGTGTGAGTGCTTGTTGCTATCAACATCCCATTTATGGACCGTATTGTGCTGAGGTGGCGGCATGGGATTGCTGGGCGAATTACTGGAATGGAGAACCCCATCCGTATTCTGGCTGCAATGGTGTTGGCTACTGCTGGGATTATACTGGGTGTTGTTTGGGGAATTGTGAATGGTCATATTGCTGGTATACTGACAACACAGATTGGCATTGGCATGATGAGACTATACGGTGGATCGATTGTGATGGAGAATGGTACATGCATGATTCTTGCGGATGGGATTGCGATTGGTGTTATTTAACAAATCCAGAAGGAAGAGAAGATGAACCAAGTAGAACACGGAGCAGAACACAGAAACCCGATGGAGGCATTGGTGGTCTGGGTGGAGCGACCAATAATGAATCGAGCAATAAACGAAACGATAGCAGACTAATACCGCCAAGCGAACCAGAATGTTCTCAAAAATGCAAAGACGCTGGATGTGATTGTCATTGTTTGGAAACAAATAACGGAATAGTTTGCTTATAAATAAGTTAGGAGATATCTATGGCAAAACATGATTTTTTAGTAAAACTTACACACTTTGCAAACACCGATTGGCCCACAGTTAGATTAGGTCATTCTGTCGGTGCATTCGATGATAAGTATCCATGTGCAAATCCAGAAGGGCCTGTGGATAATTCGGGTTGTAGTGATCCTGAATCACCCGATTATGACCCAAATAATCCTCTTTGTATGTGCCCCTGTCAAGAATTGAATCCTGCACTCCATAGTAATTTGGTCGATTTTCCGTGGTATGTTGATATTTTTACTGGATTCGGTGCTGGGGCTGCAATTTGGAATTGGTTGATGGGAAATTCCGAGACTGTTAGAGAACCTACAATCGAACAACTTAAAGAATCGGCGGAATCTATAAAAGAATGTGATTTAATTAAAAGTAAACTTGGCGAATCTTGGATGGGATGTCTATGGAAAACACAAAATCATCCTAGCAGCTGTAATTGTCCCTGTGTGGGTGAGGACTTCAAAAAATATATCGAATATTCTAGAACATATTCTACCTATTGGGACACACCACCAACGACTCCTTTATGGAGAGCATCTCAAATGTCTCTTGCACGGGCGCAAACGTCTGTTATTGTGGTTAATGGTGATTTGACGTTGAGACCCGGACATTTAATTTATATTTCCGCCCATCAAGCTGGGGCGATGGGTAAAACGAAAAAGTTTTCTGGGCGTTGGTTGGTGTCTGATATTTCCCACATTATTCAAGGAATGCAACACAAGATGGCACTGAAATTGATTAGAGATAGTTCTCCTATAGATCCAAATAAATCTGAGTTGGATGGAAAATCGTGGTGGGAAAAAATATGGAACTTTATTACCGCGTGAACATAACATAATATGCTTACATAAATAATTTTCTTGCATTATTATTTATACATATAACAAAGGATAGTAAATGTCTCAAGAGTATCAATATTCCGATTTCGATGTGGATTTCACCAAAAATGAATTTGTTGATGATATATCATTGGTTAAAGAAATTAATGCAATTCGGCAATCAATTACCAACATAATCTTAACATCACCCGGAGAAAAACCATTTATTAGAAATTTTGGAGTTGGAATATATAAAATATTATTTGAGTTGTGGACTCCGTTATTGGAATTTAAACTAGAAAGAGATATCATTGATGCAGTAAGAATTTGGGAGCCGAGAGCAGTTGTCCAAAGTGTATTATTTGATGGAACAGAAATGGACAGTAATTTGCTCATTCTTGATATACGGTTTCAAACTAAACGAGGAACTAGAGCAAATCCCAAACTAAATAGTCTAAAAATATCACTCGTAAAGGTAAGATAAATGTCACAAACCCCAAATATCCAATTAGGAAGCCTCGAATATACAGATATAAAAAATAGTATTATAGAACATCTAAAATCACAAGATACTTTAAAAGATTATGATTATAGTGGTTCTGTAGCTCAAGTATTGTTGGATATACTTGCATATAATACATTGTATTATGGTTTTTATGCAAATATGATTGCAAGTGAAATGTTTTTAGATACGGCACAAAAAGAAGAGTCTATTATTTCACTTGTCAAGCCTCTCGGATATGTAGTACCTGGTCGAAATTCTGCAAGAGCAAGAGTAAAAATTCGACACGGTGGTGCAGACGGTGAAATACCTAGATACACGAAATTTATCGGATATAATTCATCGGGTATTGCATATAGTTTTTATACGATTGAAAAATATGCATTGGATTCTGATGGTGAAAACATTATTGACATATTAGAAGGAAACTCTTTAATCAAAGAAGAACCTCTTTCAGTTGATGAACATACTCAAAAAGGATTCTTGTATGGTACAGATATTGATATTACTACTATCAGGTTGGATGTAAAAAATTCAGATGGTGAATGGGAAGAGTGGACGATAGTAAACAATATTCAAGCTGGATTAGATAGTTTTAGTAAAGTATTCTGGTTAGAAAGAACAGAACTTGGGTTTTTTATAGTATTCGGTAGTAATTTTGATTCATCCTATAATCAAATCGGCCAGTCATTAACCCCCAATCAAGAAGTAAGAGTGTCATATCTGAAAAGTAGTGGAACTTCAGGAAATAATATTGGAAGTTTTGAAATTCAAAACTTTTCAGGCGTATCCACCACTACGACCACAAATCTATCTGCCGGTGGTTCAAGCAAACCCGATCTTGAAGCAATTAGATTCTTTGCACCAAAATGGTTTGCATCACAGGGCCGAGCAGTGACGATTGAAGATTGTCGAGGAATTCTTGCAGAGTCTGGAATTGTGGGTTCGGCAGAAGATGCATATTCAGAATTTATTGTTTGGGGTGGTGAAGAAGAATATCCTCCTCGGTACGGTCGACTTTTTGTTTCTTTGAAAGAGAGTAATATTGTTGATCCTGTATCGGCTCATAATGCTATTAAGTTGCTCGAAGAAAAAACTTGTGTTACTATAATTCCAGAATTTATGAATGTTGAATCCTATAAACTGATAGTATCTGGAACTTTACTATATGAACCGATGAATACCCAATATTCATCAACTCAATTATTGAATTATTCAATCGATAAAATTAAAGAAAATTATCCAAGTAGATTTAAACTTGAAAATGTAGATTCTTCCACAATGACTACCTTAATTAATTCTGTAGATACTGCAATTGTGACGAATTCTGATGATATTTCATTAAAATTAATGAAGGTTGTTAATGTCAATTCCGATGGAAGTATCAATTCTCAAAGTTTTAATAATAAATGTAAGGAATCTTCTTTGGAATCTGATTGGTTTAAACCGTCAGATACTTTAAAAACTTTATACAACATTCCAAATAATACTGATATTAAAATCAATTGTATTGATTTGGTAAATAAAGATGGTTGGCAAAAAATTAATGCTTATTTTAATTCTGGTGGTGTAACAAATTCGTGGACTACTGGGAAATGGAATCCAGATAGTGGAGAAGTTACATTTTATCAACCCATTTCAGCTGATAATGAAATATATTTGTATGTTGGTTCGGGACATTCTGGTTCAGATAAATTTGACATAAAATATAACATGTATGCATCTGGTATTATTTTTGATTTAAGCATAGAACCAAGAGGATAATATATGTCTTGGATTCCGTATATTATACAAAATCAACATGAAAGGAACACCCGATATCAGATGCTTGTGTTGGGTGCAACTATACCTTCTCTTCCACCGACACTAAAATCAATTATTGATATACGATCTTTATTTCCTTACTGGATTCTTGATAGAAATGAAAGTGATCAAACTGATTCTTATTTTGTTGATTTTATACAGTCATATTATGACTGGTTGTATACTGAAAGTGGATACGAACTTAATTTTACAGATTTACATTCTATTGGACTTTTAAAACTAGTTGATATTGATGAAACTCCTTTAACATTTTTGTCGAATTTTTCTTATTCATATGCTTCTGGTATTTCTTCTTGGTTTATTGGTGATTCTTCAGATGATTCTTCAGAAGAAACTCAAGAAACTCAAACGGTTGATGTTCGAGAATTAATAAAAGGAATTCGTCAAAATCTATATCAGAAAAAGAGCAACGAAGAAGCATACAAATATTTCTTTCAATCTTTATTTAATATAAATGCAACTGATATTGTTATTAATTATCCAAAGCTAAGTATAATGAGATTAAATGGTGGAAGATTTAAAGATGAAAGGTGGGGAACTGAAGATTCGTCAGGGTATTATGGAGATTTACCACATCTCGGTGGAAGCTTTTTAAACAGTGGTGCTAAAATACAAGATAGTTTTTGGTATCAAAACTTTTCATACCTATTGAAAGTTGGTATTGAAGATATAATTGAAGATTCTACTGGATTGCCATATTATTATAACGATTTGCAAAGCATTCTTCACCCTGCGGGAATTAAGGGGTTCTTTGAAAAAACAACACAAGATTATATTCCACCAGACGATTATGACGGTGGAATATTACAAGGCGAAGAACCCAGGTTGCATAATTATTTTCCATATAGGTTAAGTGATACAATGGGATACACTGCTTGTATTGGATGTTCTGGAAGTGGTTTTGGATATGATGGGCCGACGGCTCATGCGGGATCAACACCACTTGTGGAAAATGGTGATGGAACATACACCTTCGGTGTTTTTGGGGGTTCATCGGGTGGGTGGATATCAGGTGGTGCGTGGGGTGGTGTTGGTGGTGGTGGAATTAGTGCAGGATTTAATGCACCCTGTCATCATTTCCCCGATTGGGATAACGACATTGATATGGGTGTGATGTTTGGTAATATAAATATACGAGAGTTCATCTATCTTTATCCTGCATTAGAAAGTCCAAATTTGGGACTAACAGGATGTACCGCATCTGGTGGTACAGGAGCATGTTATTAAAAAATCATAGGACAAAATTATGACTAAATCACTTTCAACCAACACTTCAGAACAAACTATTGCTCAAGTTCAACATTATCGAGATAAACAATTAGCTATTGTATTGGGGTACACTAACCAAGAAGATATTATAGAAAATAGTGTCGATAGTTATGCAGATTCCCTTGCGAATTCATCTGTTGCATGCAGAATATTGAATAGTGAAATAAAAACTTGTATAGACCATGAAACTCTTTGGGGTAGTAATAAGCATTGGACATATGGCTGCGGGGCGGGAAAATGGAATTCTTCGGGAATTTCTAATCGGCAAACTATGTTTGAAGTTGATGGTATTTTGTATATGGTGGTGGGATTTTCAGCCAATAATAATAGAATAGATTTAGAAAAAGATATTATATCGCGAGATGTATTCACAAATTCATCTGGACTGATATCTTCTACGGATGATGGACTCGAATATGTTGCAATTAATGCACTTCCAACAACATCATTTGATACGTTGAGTAGTAAATATACTTGGGTTTCTTTACCCCAAGAAGCACTTGTTAATATATTAAATAGTTCTACTTCGCTGTCAACGAGGGCAAGCAATATTTGTGGAAGTGGAAATGAAACAACGATTGGTTCTTGTGGATTATATCATAAGGAAGCAGGATATGATGCTGTTGCAGGAGTGTCGTATGATGGGGGTGATATTTACAAATGTGATTGTACAGAATGTTATAGATGTTTAGAACTTGCTGATGCACTTGATATGAATTATACTTTTCAGCACCTTGGTGGATCAACTAAAATCGAATGTGATTATGAATGTGGTAAGGGGGACCATGGAATATGTGATGGTTCAATTGATTGGGACGATAAGAGTTTCTATTCTCAAGTCATATCTAACGCTCATATTAATAAAGCATCTTCAGCCAAATTAAATGCTACAATAATTGAAAATAATGAAAGTGAGTCTGGGGCAATAGTTTCGATTGATGTAGACTTTACTGGATTGTCGCCTGAGGCAAAATTATTAGAACGTGCTTTCGAACCAGATGCTGAAAAAGGAGAACTATATGTTCCGTGTGTTGGTTCTTGTGAAGAAGAAGGATTGGTTGGAATATCTGTTAAAAAGGATGCTATTTCTAAACGATGGGTGATGGATGGAATAAAAATACCCACAAAAAGAGGTAAAAACCATACATCAATTGCAGTTGATCCAGATCGGTGGAGTGCAATGTTTCCGCTTATTGATGTATCTCGCTTGACAATAAATATTGTTCCTGTGGGAGGGTGGGCAATGAATATTCCTCGATTTGTCCCATTATCTTGTGTAATTCATAAGGTAATTAAATCTGAAGAGATTGCGAATGTAACCGATGCTAAAGAATTTAATTTCTATACGATATCTACATTAAAAGACGAAAATGGTGCATCCCTATATTCTGGGCATGGTGAAGAACAAGCAGACGTGAAGAATCTTGTTTCTAGTTTTATTGCAACTGGTTCACCTGGTTTTGTAGAAAGTGCCATGCCTTCCGCAAAGTCCACGATTCAAAATACCAATACATTTGATAATACTTATATTGAAGAAGTAATATCTTCCGATTCGGTAGATTTAAAAACTGCTAATACTGCAAGAATACATATACAAACGGCATTTCCTGATGAGAGAGTGGGCGATGTTTTTAGTGGGGGAGAGATTCGGACAGAATGGACTATTAATTCTATAGATTCTAGACCATACGGATCAACATTGGTGCCTTATGATGCATTAAATTCAGAAGAGATACATAGAAATAAAACAACAATCAACTTAGATAACAACCCAGACAATGTGAAATCGTTCGCATTTGAATTGAAAATTGGGTCAGGATGTCGAAGTATATCAGGAGAATAATTAGATGTCAGAAAAAGCAACACAACCATTATATTCGGGTGGTAATCCATCATTTCCTTTAAGTAGCAGTCCATATTATAGCAGAACGGAAGATAAAAATGTTCGATTTCTTTCAGAAGACGAATTATCTAACAGGAAAAACTATCAATTCGTTGCTTTCCGTCCTGGATTTTCTTTACAAGCATCTGAACTTAATGAAATGCAAGAAAATATGCAGATGCAGATGTCGCTTTCCATTACTATGATGCATAATTGGATTACTTCTGGTTCTGGATATTTGTGGAGTGGATGGGATGTAGATTCTCCAGTCGGAGAAGGTGATAAGTGGAATGGGGACACCAGTGACTTACCTCCAAATACAGGAATTGGTGTTGGTGGTGATTTAACAAGCGCAGGCTCACCATTTCATGATCAAAATTGGGTAGTTTCGGGACCAGGATGGAAAGGTGCAACACCTCTTTATCCATTCAAATCACCTTATCAGGGAGATGGTGGAAAAAAATTAGTAGAAGTGATCAAGTTTACAGATACAGAAGCGACAATAAAATTCAATCCGGGGTGGTATTTAGTGGAAGCAAGAGCTTGGTGGAATGGAACACTTTCAGAGCAACCACCACATGTAAGTGGTCTCAAACACTGGGTATATTTGGACGATAATACAATTGGTGATGGTGGTGAGATAAGTGTCGGATACTCGACAGAGACCAAAAGTATTGTTGTTGGATTAGTAGTCGATTCCGAGTTTATGGAATGTTGCTCTGGTGTTGATGGGTGTGATGATACTTTAGCAGATAATGCTAGTGGATTCCCAAATTCAGCGTCATGTGGTGCGAGTAGATATCGTCTTAGCATAACAGAAGCCACGCACGTCTTTTGTCAGGACGATAATTGGGGAGATGAAGATAATGAAAGTTCGGACTTTGCCGATAGGGAAAGAATGAATCCAGTTTGTGTGATTCGTCCAGATGATAATACTATCAGGTATATTAACAATTTAGTTATAAAAACAAAATAATAAAGTATAAATAAAAAGAGAACTAATATATGGCAAGTGTAGACACAAATTCATTCGATATTTCTTATTTGACGGGTAATGACACCTTTTTAGATTGGGTCAATCATTACAATACTTATTCTATTGAAAAACTTAATAATCTTCGGATATATACAGGATTTTCTGGTGATGGTATTAATGTAATTACAGGATCCACAGGATCTATGCAAGTTAATTTGGCGGATATAATTCCTATTGGTATAACCTTTAGTGAAGATGTGTCTATACTTGGTGACTTGACTTATGATTGGGACTCGGTATCTTTGGGAGGAATCAAGCAAAGGGTATTTCCGCAAGGTGGATATACTGGTATATCTGGAGGATTTACATTTGGTCAAGTAGTCAGAATTGGTGCTTCTGGTGGCGATACTGAATACTTTTTAGCTCGTTCCGATGATAAAGATTTAGCAGAAGCAATCGGAATTGTTTCTGATAGGGTTTTGGGATCTACCGGACCTTATTCTGTAAATGATACTTATCTAGAAATTACAACACATGGTGTGGTTGAAGGAGATTTTAGAAATGCAACGGTTGATGGCAGAGGATTAACTTACGGTTGTGTATATTTTCTGAGTCCGGGTATTAGTGGTGGTTTAACAAATGTTGAACCGAGTATTTCTGGACAAGTAAGTAAACCAATATTGGTTGGTATTACCGCCGATAAAGCAATGGTATTAAACTATCGAGGTCAATATCTTCAAGGTTCTGGTACTGGTGGAACGGGTGGTATAGACAACAATAAAAAGATTATATCG